AATCAGGAACGGCGTGCCCACGTCGTATGCCTCGACCAGCCCGAACGTCACGGTATGCGTCACGCCAACGATCATCTCGGACAGATTCCAGACGTAGCCGGTGTAGCTCGATAGCCCCGTCTGCCCTTCGCTGATCTCGACCCGCTCGCACAGCTCCAGGTCGCGCGCCGCTGCCATCAGCGTTGCGTTGCGGTTCGCCACGAACGAGACCCCGTCCACCACCCCCGCCGGGTCCTTGTAGCGATCCAGCAGGTAGTCGGCCAGCGCCAGCGCCGCCGCCTGCGCGCTCATCAGCGCCGCGTCGATCTGCATGCTGCGCTGCTGATAGTCCGCAAGCGAGGTCGCGTCCTCGACCGCAATCGTGATCGGCTCCCGCGCTCGCACCGCCAGCCCGCGCACCTGCAGCTTCTGGATGTAGACCCGGCTGGCCGCCGCGTTCGTCAGCGTCACCACCGCGTGATCCCCGTAGCGCGTGATCGCCGCGGTCACGCTGCCCGTCATGTCGGTGCCCTCACCCGCCTCGTCGCTCGTGCATTCGTAGTCGGTCGTGGCCACCGGCGTGATCACGTTCCGCCCGCCCACCTCGATCTTCTGGTTCGACGGATCCCGGAACTTGATCACGAATGTTACATCGTCCGTCGCTTCGATCGCGGGCGCGCGATCCTGTTCGATGGCCCCCAGCACCTCGTTGACCGTCCCGACCGTGCGCGGGTGGCACGTCACCTCGACCACGTTGTAGGCGCTGGTCACGCTCAGCCGGTAGCTCAGCCCCGTCATCAGCCCGTCCAGCGTGAGCACCGTCGTTTCGTCCAGCGGCATGTGATGCCGATTCAGGAAGGTGGGGGTGCCATCGCGCGCAATGAAGAAGCTGCCCCAATCGGCCAGGCACACATCCCCGATCTTGCTGCTGGCCTTGATCTCCTCCACCGCCTGCCCGATCGTCTTCCACGCCCACCGATCCGCGCTGACCGGAAACAGGTTCAGCCCCTCCTCGTAGTCCGTGGCCGCGGGCGTGTAGACCGCATCTACCACGTCCTCGATGATCTCGTCTGCGTACACGTCCACCGCCAGCGCAATCTGCCCATCGCCCTGCGTCAGCAGCGCCATCGCGTCGCTGCACGTCAGTGTCACCTTGCGCTCCTCGTATAGCCCGCTGGTGGGCGCAACCTCGTCGATCCAGCCCACGAAGCGTGTCTCGGTTGTGCCATCGTAGGTCATGTCGATCTGCACGGCCCGCCGGGGCAGCACCGTCGCGTGCAGGGGTGGGCTGTACTGGCGGCTCAGGTTGTTGAGCACAATCGTGGCCCGCCCCGTCTGCGCCACCCGCGCCAGCGGATCGCTGAACCCGCGCGAGATCGACGCGCTCACGAAGTCGGCGCTCACGTCCTCCCCGGCGTCCAGGAAGTCGCCGTCGCCGTCCCAATCCACGTAGACCGAGTAGATCGCGTCTTCCATCCGCTACCTCAGCATCGTGCCCGCCAGGATGCCCCGATCCTGGAGCGCGCGGATCACCGCCCCCGCCGTCGCCTGCGGATCGCCCGCTCCATTGATCACGATGTTGCCCGTCCACATCGACGTTGCGCCCACGGCCGCCGGCACCGCCTGCATCGTCATCGTCGCGTTCAGCCCGCCCATCAGCCCGTCCACCCGCTGCAACTCGTCCCCGATCCCGCGCAGGCCCAGCTCTAGCGGTGTAGGCGAACCAGGCGTCATCCAGCCTGGCAGGTCCATCTCCCGGATCTTCTCTGTCAGGTTGCCGAACCATTCTGTCACGCTCTCGATCCCGATCTTGATCCGATCCAGAATGTCAATGATCGGCTTCAGGATATGCTCGATCCACCAGTCCATTGCTGGCTTTACCACGTCCTCGATAATCGCTGCAAGTGCGTCCAGCGCGATTCCCAATCCCTCGGCGATCAGCACCGCCAGGTCGCCGATGATCGGCAGGATGATCTCCAGCAGCTCGGTGAAGACCGGCAGGATCTCCTCGATGTACTGTACGAAGACATCCAAGAGCACTTCGAGCACGTCGAGCAGTGGCGGCAACACCGCCTCGATGATATCGAGAAACACCGGCACGAGTTCAGTCAGCAACGTCTCGACCAGCGGCATGACCGCCAGCAGCAGCCGCCCGAATACGTCCGCCAGCATCGTGATCAGCGGCACGAACACAGGCAACAGCCGACTGATGATCTCGGTGATCACTGGCACCAGCATCTCGATCAGCGTGATCGCCACCGGCAGGATCGCCTCCAGCAGCGTCATGAACACCGGCGCCAGTTCCTCGAGCAACACAGCCACCAGTGGTATCACAGCATCCAATATCGCGCTCAGCGCCGGGAACATCTCCTCCCACAATTCCACTGCCACTGGCAATAGAGCGTCCAGGAGTTCCATCACGGCCGGAATCAGCGTCTCTAGCGCCGACCCCAGCAGCGGCCCCAGCGTCTCAGCTAGTTGAGCGAATATCGCTGTGATCTGCGGCCCATACTCCGTTGCCAATTCGCCCATCACGCCCATAACCTGCGTGAAGATCGGCAGCAGCGCCGTCCCGAGCTCGGCCTTCAGGTTCGCCATCGTCGTTTCGAGCTGCGCCATCTTCGTGGCCGCGTTCTCGCTCACGTCCGGCATGGCCGCCGTGTTCTCGGCCAGCGCCGCCAGCGTCACCTCCATCATCCCGGCCTGGATTTGCGCCTTCGTCAGCGCCTCCTCTTCCACGCCGAACATCGCGGATGCCTGCGCGGTCGCGTCCGCCAACGTCACCTGGATGCCCAGATTGTCCAGGATCATCGGACTGAGCCGCCCGACGCCCTTCGTCAGGGAGTCGAGCATGAATCCCACGTCGGTCCCGGTTGCAGCGGCGACCTTACCCAGATAGCCCATCGCATCAGGGAGTTGGTCTGCGAAGGTCTTGCCCACGAGCTGCGCCGCCTGGTTGTAGTTCGCCATCAGGTCGGCGTCGGCCACCATGCCCATCGTGCCCTCGCGCAGCGCGCTCAGCATTCCATCCGCGTCGCCCGTGATCCCCGCAAACGATGCCTGGATGCCCTCCAGCGGCGCAGCCGCCTCAGCCATCCCGAACAGCGCCTTGCCGCCCGCCACCGCTCCGCCCAGGATCGCGCCGCCCGCCAGCGCAATGCCGCTCAGCGCGGTCGTGATTCGTGACCGCGCGTTGGCCATGTCGCCGTCGAGCCCGCTGACGTCCGCTCGAACCCCTACTTTGGCCTTACCGAGCTCTGTTTCGGCCACGGCTCATCCTCTCCACCAGTTCTGCATGCTCACGCCGTCTTCGCTCCAACTCCGCGCCCTTGAGCTGCACCGTCCTATGCCCACCGAGCAGCCGGTTCAGGTCCGGGATGCGCTTCGTGCGCTGTAGCGCCGCGATGTGCCACGCCAGCCACGCCAGCCGTTGCTGCTCCATCTCTGCGCGCTTGGCAGCCGCCTCTAGCGCCATGAGCGTCTCAACCGGCGTCATGTCCCAGAACCCACGCACGCCAATCCCCGCCTGTAGTGCTCTGGCCAGGAAGAAGTCCCACGTCGCCTCTTCCTGGCCCTCTATGGGGGGCTGTCGGTTTCGTTCTCCTTGTCCTCTGTGCGGTGGTACGATAGCACCTGGGCCAGCGCGGTCGCTACCACGACGGTGGTCTCTGCGATGCCACACTGATCGATGATCTGCCACGCATCGTCGATCGTGTACCGTTGCCGTCGCAGCCCTGCATCCTGCCGCCCGTATTCCAGCCCGGCCCGCAGCAACTCGGCAATGCACTCGACGCTCAGCTCTCGGAACAGGTACGCCATCATGTGAGCAGAGTCATCGCCGCCCGCCAGCATCCCCAGGAAGCGCACGCCCAAATGCTTCTCCACTTCCGCGAGCGCCCGGTTGGTGAGCAGGATCGGAACCTGCTCACCGTCGAGCTCTAGGTAGGCTTCCCCGCGCGCACCCGTCGTCACCGTCATCATGAGGTCGCCGTCCACTCGCCGTTGATCGTGATGTCGCACGACACGGTGCACTCGGATTGATCCGGCGCTTCCTCGCTGAGCGACGTGATGAAGCCCTCGGCCTCCTCTACGTCTGCGCCTTCCTCCTGCCGCACCACGTCCACGTAGGTGCCGTCGCGCATCGCGTCTTGCAGCGCCTGGTACGCGGCGTCCGTCGGCACGTACAGCGCCTCCAGGCTGAGCGTAGCCTTGTACCGCCCCGGCCCGCCCTGGAACGCTCTGGAGTCCTTGCTGGAGTAGTCGATTTCCTCGTTGCTCTCCTTGAACGTCACCCCCCGCTGGCTGCCCACCAGGTTGCCTTCGATGTAGATCAGTACGTCCGCCCCATTCATTGCCATCTCACGTTTCCTCCATCACCAATCTGATCGTCACTATCCGACTGTAAGCGTCCTGTTCGTCCGCCGCGATCGGCCCACTACACTCCGCCAACCACACCACGAAGTCCGTCACCAGTAGCTCATAGCGATGCAGCAACGCTCGCACCCGCTCGGCCATCGCCTCCACCGTCATCACGCTGCCATCCGCCGCCGCGTAGCAACGCACGTCTCGGTACACCTCTCTCCCGCGCGTCGTCTTCGTGTCGAACGGCGCGTCCGAGACGTGCCCCGCCGTCACGATGTATGGGAGCTCCGCATCCCCTGGCGCAGGGTCGGTCGTGAACACCGCTGGCTCGCCCCGGTAGGTGGCCAGCAATCCCGCCAGCGTCGCATCGCCCGTCAGCCGGTCGTAGAGCGCCTCAGTTAGGTTCACGTCACTTCTTCCCCATCAGCGTGGCCAGGATCGTCTTCTTGTTCTCCAGGATCGTGCGCCGTAGAAACGAGGTGGCCGGGGCCTTCTGGCTGCCGATCTCGATGTAGAACCCGCGCATCGCGCCCGCCTTGCCCGGCCCCTTGCGCATCCCTACTCGGATCGTTACCCCGTTCTCGTCCACGTCCACCCTGTGCCCCAGCACCCACCGCGAGAGGAATGCCCGCCAGCGCACCGCCTTGCGGTTGCTCGGCTTGGTGATCGCGTCGAGCCGCTGCCGCGCCTCGGTTTCCAGAAACTTGCCCACGATCTCACCGTTGGCCTGGAGTTCCTTCAGCGTGGCTTCGCGCACCTTGCCCGGATTCCACTTCTCCCACGTCACTTTGTCGCTCATGATCCGCTCTCCGTCGTCTCGGGCTGGACCTCCATGCAGTCCACCTCCAGGTGGTACCCCGCCCGGCTCGGCTCCCGCACCCCCATCACGTCCAGCGTCAGCCCGTCCACCTCGATCTGATCGCCCCGCGCGATGTCCGTACCGTGCAGCACGTACAGCACGTGGCTGATCGCGCGCTGCTCCTGATCTGCCACGTCGCGCTCCGCGCTCGACGCCGGGCGCAGCCGTCCCTCCACCGCGCCCACGTCCGCATACAGGATCGAGTAGCCGCCCTGGCCGTCTGCGATCCGGTCGCGCCGGCTGACCGTCACCGTC